TCGAGGTATTTGTTTAAGTTTATCAGCATCTCGATCAACTGCAAAACAATTATAATTATAAGGGCGAGGAGGGTCATCACGTGATTCTAAAGTTGCCCACCAGGTAATATCTTCACCTGTGCCACAGCCCATGTCCACAATGGTTGTTAAACTGTCAAGAAAGCTATCGTACTCCCTAAGTTGATTTAATACCTTAAGTGCGTGCCTTGCCATTTTTCAATATCCTAAAAATAAAATCTTTACTGAAGTTGGTGTAAGCTTCTATAAATTTTGCAGTATAGTCCGCTTCGTCTTCGGCATTATTACTTAATCTTGCAAATCGTAATTCCTGTGAATAGGTCATTAGCTCGCCTTTACGTTGCATATAATCCAATATGTCAATATCATCGTCGGGACCAATATGAGAAGAAACGTATTTAATCTCTTCCCATTGTGCTAAAAGTTCGTCTACATTATTGATTAACTGTTGCATCTTCCATTCCTGCTGTACGCAGTCTAACAATGTGTCCAATCATGTATGATTTTGCTTCTAAACCTTTCATAATACCTAACCATTTGTTACGTAGTAGAGCCACTTCGTTAATGATTGTTTCCATATCAATAACTTCGCTTTCGCCATCAACATACTTTTCAGCATCGCGACTAGTCAGCGCACGTGCGTAGGCTTCGAGATACTTTTTGTAGTGGTCTTGACGGATTTTGCGAAGTTTGATATTGAGAAAGTTAAGCACCGCTTCAATCTCTTGTAATTGATTGAACCGTTGCTCAGTAACTCCGGGCAATGTAGCTAGCCCTTTTTCAATATTGCCGTTTACCCTGACTTCATTTTTAGCCTGCGTCAGTTCATTACTATAGTAGTCAATGAAGTCGGGTAAATTAGCGATATCTTGTACTACTTTATTATACCACATAATTACTCGTCGTCGTAGTCGTTTTCAGGTTCAGCTTCTTCGCCTAGATATTCTTCTACAGCACGTCGAAGGTAAGCATCAGTACCGCCAAACTTCTTCAAATCTGCTTCTGTAATGCTGTGATCAGCAACTACATTAACCACATGATCTGCCACTGCTTGGCGATCCTTTTGCGAAATGTATTCCTTAGTAGTAAGCCACATTTCACTTAACAAATCAATTTCTAAACTCATTATTCAGCCCCTTGCTCGAGTACTTCGTTTTCAGATACATCATCTGCAACTTCAGTAGTTGTTATACTTAGCAGATGCAGATTAGACGAAATTTCTTTCATAACTTTATCTAAACATTCATCTTCGTTACGTTCCCACGCTTTACGGAATTTTTTAATAACAACCTTATCTGCTAGTGTATAGACTAAACTGTTGCCTTCTTTCTTAAGCATGTTCTTAGCTTCTAACATATCTACCATACCACTGTAAGGACTCATACCTGTTTCATACGGAATCTCTACTTGCACTGACTCAAACGGTTTAGCATAACGTGTTTTCATAATCTTACAAGCGGCACGGATACCGTTAACCGTCGTAGTTTTATTACCATCAGCGTCTGTTTTAAGTTTAAGTTTACGCATAGCTACAACGATACTCGAAGCGTAGATAAAGCCTTGGCCACCGCTGATTTTGTCATCTGGGTCAAACATATCCTGTGACGCATACGTATGGTTAGTTGCTACTAGACCTAAGTTTAATGTACCGAACATGTTTACACAGTTACGTACAAGTGCCGTAAGTGCTTTAGGTTTACGGCCCATATCACCCTTCATTTCACCTGCTTCAAACTGGTTAACGTCTGTTGGAGTTAGCATCATACCTAAACTGTCTAGAACAAACAATACTTTAGGACGGTCTTCTTCTGGAAGTGTACGATACTCTTTAACAAAGTCACTGATAACTTTAGCCACATCATCAATCATAGCCATGTTAAGTTTAAGTAACTTGCTTTCGTCTGTGTCTACACCTAATGCGTGTAACCATGCTTCGTCAAGTGCGTTTTCTGTATCAATTAAGATTACATAGATACCTTGCTCTTGCGCATGACGTACAATGTTGCCTGAACAGATAAATGATTTACCTGCGCCGGATTCACCAGCAAACACAGTTACCTTACCCATCGGAATACCTTTGTTAAAGTCTCCGGATAATAGGTAGTTTAGTGTGTAGTTGCCTGTACTAATCCAATCAGTTGGATCGTTAAATCCAATACCTAATCCGTCAATACTTTTGGTAATTGACTTTCTAAATTTACTAATGTCAAATGGTTTTGCCATGATGTTTTTCCTTTGAGTTTATATTATATTAGTTTACACGATTTATACAGCTATGTCTATATGTAATGACATATATCTTTTCCAAAATTTGCCTATTGCTTCAGAATCAAAATCATCAAACCCAATTTGAGCGTATAATTTTTTCATCTCAAGAATAAACAGTTCTTTATTAAATATAGTCGAATCTATATCAACTATTATTTTATTATTTTTTACAAGGTGCCATTGGTAAAATTGTTGCATTTCAACTATATCTGTTAGATAGTTATTTTCTTCAAATTGTTCCCAAGTTGGCCAATCTTGTCCTTTTAATACATTATATTTTTCTTTACAATAATTACCTGCATACGATTCAATTGGCTGCAGATTTGATGTTTTTAATTTTGATGCAATATCAATAAATTTTCTATAATTTTTTAACATTATCACTGTAGCGTTTGGCCACACTTTAAGTAAATTTAATACTTCGCCCGGGCCTCTATGTGAGCAAATGAAGAATTTTAAATTTAAATTTGATAGTTGCTCAGTAAGTGAATTTATATAATTAACAGTTGGGCTACCTGTTCTCCATAATTCCTGCACTGGACCATATATGTCAGCATCACCGTATTCATACATTGATATCCAATTTAGCATGTCGTGTTTTGGTGCCAACGAATTTAATGCAGTCTCTAGCCTAAAATGATAATCATCGGGTGTACTAATCAAATATTCAGCAGCACGGGTATCCTGCGGCACAGCATACTTACTCAATGATAAACAATTGCTTATAAATTTGCCACCAGCAAATGGCGTAAATTGTATAATAACTGGATTTGTGCTGTCGAAATTAACCATCAAATTTCTCTAATTGTGCTAGGTATTGTTTGCTCATGTACCAATCATAGTTATAATCAATTGTATCTTTTTCTAATAGATATAAATCGTGCCAATCAGCAGGAGTTAAATGACCAAACTTTGATAGCATACCTAAAAGTTCTACTAATCGAATAACTGGATTAGTAATTGTATCAAATTCATAATTGAATATCGTAGTATACAATTTAAACCCATACACATCAGATATATGTTTATGCCAACCGGGTTGACTGTAACCTAGATACAACGATTTGCCCACTACCGGATATAAAAACTTTTCTGTAACAAAAGGTACATTACTAGTTGCCATTGTTTCCGATACTATCTGTATAAATGATTGATTTATTTTGTCTAATAATATTTTTATATTGCGTTTATGATTATATCGTGTATATTCAATTGAATAGATATTATTATAAAACTCGTCTGCCGCGGCGCCATCAGCTAGGATAAATTTTCTATAAAATCTTTCATCAATACTTGATTCAAAACACTCAATTATGTTACCATCAATACGATCTTTGTATGTGGAGAAATTTTTAGTATTGTACTCAGGTGTAAACCAACCAAATTTATGTAGCGCCGATGTTAATAGTTGACGTGATATATGCTCAGACCCATTAAACGAACACACAAAGTTCTTAAAATCTTTTTCTTTATTGGGCAATTTAATATTATCAAAGTGCAAGAAATTTAATGTATTCTGATATTCTGATGAAAATTGAAGATTTAAATTTGAATAATTGTCACGAACTGCCTTGGGCAAAACATTATGATAATAGATGTCATAATGTTTATTTTGTGCAAGAGCATAATTGTTTATACTATCTAATACTGCATTGCGATTATGTATATCAAATCCGCCGAGGTGATCAAGTAATTGAAAACTCAATGGTAGGCTAGTAAAATCAATTTTTGACTCGGGTAAGAGTTGATATTGTTTTATTTGCAATTTCTACTCCACCATATATTATAAATTTTTCTTAATAAGTCTTTATTAGGCATTGAGATTGCACTGCCCCGGGCAATTTGTTCTATATTATCAATCACTGTATCTACAGAGAATATATTATCAAGATCAAACACCATATTAGTCACCTGTTGGTTACTTGGATGTTGGTACAAATTCTCTGTATTAGAAAATAAACTAAATTCTGAATTTTGAGATATATTAATCATTTTAAATTCATCTATACTATCAACGTGTATTACTGCATCCCCAGTAAAGAATTTTTTTACTAGTTCTTTTCTTTTTGGATTACAATATGCAGGATCATGTTGTAATTGTCTAATTAGATTAGGTGACTCAACATGATAGTGCTTTGACCATACCATTTGCTCAACCCATTCTTTAGCACGAGCTGAGTTAATAATTACATTAACAAAAGTGCTGCCTAACATAAATTGAGGAATTTCAGATTTGTGTAAGATTAAGTTTACTTTTTTATTTGCCTGTATATTATCAAAATAATAATCATTATATTCGTCGGCTAGTAATCGATTGTATTCTTCAATTGTTACATCTGTTCCTCGATCATATGTTCCGCTGTAAAAGTCAGAGCGATAGGGTAAATCGGGCTCCATACGCAAATGGTATGATAAATCAACTGGGAATTTTGAATCAACATAGTTAATACTAGTATCAGCAAAATTGTCTGTACCCTTAGTTGATTCAACAGTTGAATCCCAATGGGCAATATCGTCACTCAATTGAAATGCCGTAGATAAGAATCTGCCGGCTCCGCCCGACGGGTACCTTACAACAATGAACGGTGACTTATGCATTCTTAGTAAGGGTTATTGTTTCTATATAATCTAATTCAATCGCTGAATTAATTACCTTCACTACTTCATCAACAGTCATATGTTGTCTAGTGTCGTAAAACGAATCAATGGTTTGATCATTGTGTATTCCTCTATTCTTAGCAAATGATGTTTTAATCCTGCCTGGGCGGATTTCTATTAACTGATAATTAGAATTTTTTAATTCATCACGCATACATTGTATAAACGTTGTTAGTCCAGCTTTACTTGCAGAATAAATGCTATCACCGCCCATTGACGATTCGACGGCTCTGCTGGTAATAAAGATAATTTTACCTGTGAGATTTTGCTGAATAAATTTCTGTGTTAGATAAATTGGTGCCCGAAGATTTACATCAAGTATATCAGACCATGCTTGTACATCATGTGTCAAAATACCTGTGCCGCCACCGTGACTATGACCGGCATTGTTAATTAATATATCAATTCCGGATAAATCAATAGTTTGTAGATCGGATAGTGAATTTAAATTAATTGTTGGTTTGTCAATGACAAAAACATCGTGGTTAATTTGCAGGCATTCTCTTAATGCCAGCCCTAGTCCGGATGTTGTGCCAGTGATTGCTATTTTCATTTTTAGAAAAGGAGATAGTAGTTAACCTACTATCTCACTCTTTTAACAATTAATTAGTTTTTTGACGATTGCGAATCATCGCTAAGATGTCTTCAGCACGTTGCCCGCCAGCTGCCGGAGTAGCTATTGGTGCTGTTGGAGCACTAACTGCCACTTCATCTGCTTCAAACGGAACATCTGCTGCAGGAGCAGGTGTACTTTCAACATGTTCAGAAACAACTGCACGATCAGCTGGTTGAGCAGCTACATCATTAGTTGTTGTAGGAGCATTTGATGTGTATGAACCGCGTGGTTTAAAGTACGCACCCCATTTTTCTTCATCATATGGTTGACCATCAACACTTGCTTCAAACATTTCTTTCATGATTTTAAGCTCTGCTTCGTTTGGACGTTTAGGCAAGAAGTCAGCAAGGTTATATAAACCAAACTTCTCAATTGCTTCTGCTTCGTCTTGTGTTAAAGCACTTTCTTTACGTGACCATTTACTAGTACTATAGTCAGCATAACCACCTTTACTTGTTTTAGTAGCAGTAAAGTCCAAACCACCTGCATAGTCAGTTGGCAAGTTTTCTAACTCTGGATCCATCAATGCTGATTTAACCAAGTTGAAAATTTGTGGGCTAATGATAAAGCGACGAATTGGATTTTCTGGAGTCTTATCATCTTTCAAAGGATTCTCACGTACAAAGCCTTGGAATAAGTATGATTTCTTTTTCCAGTATTTACGACCCATTTCTTCTAAACTTGGATCTTTAAACCATGTACGCACTTCTGCTAGGATTGGGCATGACTCGCCCCACATCTCAACGCACGGTACTTGTACTGTTGTTTTTTTACTGTCTGTTTGGCCTTTAATACCAGCGAACTCTAAGTTGATCATATTACGTTCAACCCAGAAGAATGTGTTTTTTGGATCTGCATCTGGTAAGAAACGGATACGTGCTGTTGCACCTTCGTCAATATTCCAGTGTGCGTAGATTGCGTTGTCGCCGCCGCCTTGTGATGATTTACCTGAACTACGTGTGTCTTGCGCTTGTAACTTTGCTCTGATTTCTGCTAATGATGTTGCCATGATGTATTTCTCCTGTTGTTTTAAGTTGGTCTTAATATAAGTAACTTCCCGCTACTTACAATAGTATTTATCACCTATGCATTAATAATACGTTATATTGATTGCACGGTCAAGTAAAAAGTTTAAATAGTTTTACCAAAATAAGGAAGTAATTCATCTACTAGTTTGCTGTATCCTGTAATGTCCGGATGCACTTCTTTCCAATGTTTGTATATTAAATCCAATTTCTCAGCGGCTACAATAGACATTGGTTTGAACTCAGATCCAAATTTCTGCATAAATTTTGGTGTATCTGCTAATTGACTATACCACTCAGGGTCGCTTAGATATACATCTTCTAATAGATTAGGTATTAATAACTTAGTGGCACTAGGTACTACTGATGTTAAATTACTGTATTGGTTGACACTTGGGTGTAATTGACCCCAACACCCTAACATTAATACCTGCACATTACGATGTAATGCAATTTCGTTTAATTTAGTATAGAATTTAGAAAAATAATCAGCAATCATATCATCTAAACTATCGTAGTTCAATAAAGAATCAACAAACGTATGCTCTAATTCTTTCCACTGTGTGAATTCAGCATCGGGCGGTTTCTTGACATATAGATAGTGTTCTCTAAATATATCTGTTTGCAGGAATACAATATAATCTACAGTATCCCAGGCAATTTCTTTATATTCGTCACTGTGAGAATGCCCATATAAAGACCTGCCTGTATTGTTCCAATTACCTTCCATACGATCAAGTTGTAACCAATTCGAGCCACCGGCTTTGCTTATATTAATCACAGTGTGCCCGTGTTCTTGTAGTATAGATGCTGGGCCGATACCTAAAGGACCGTAGTCACTGCCAGTGCCACCGAATACACCGATACCCCAACTGTCACCTGCTAGTACTATTGTGCTCATTTATTGTGGGATGATACTAATTTTAAATAATGATGTCTATTATACTCTATTGTTGGCAACATTTCTTGGAATATACTGTTAAGCTCGTCTAAGGAAAATGTAGCTATACGATCTATTTCTTGTTTAATAGCTTCAAATCGCTGATAATTATTTTCAATTTGGTCATAACTTTCATCAAACCATGGGCTAAATGTTTTAAATCCTGCTTGTTGTAACCGTGTTAGGCTGTGTGCGCCCGACATCATAATGAATGGTCGACCTATATATAAATTCTTAATTGCTTTTTCTGTGATCCATGTATTACTCACACAGTCTGTTTCTACAACAATTTCCATAAAATAATCATGATACGGTTTACGGCCAGCGCCAACAATCATATCGTGATCATAAACTCGCTTAGGAAATAATTGATCGTATATAATTGGAGTATTAGCATCAGCCCAAGCTCGATCATCTTCAAAATATTTAAGAAACGGCAGGTCGATCAGCATGCCATATTCCTGATATGATATGTAAGAATCTTCTTTATATTGTGTATAAAGTTGACGTGCTATCTGCAGGCGGTAAAATGTGCCACGATGAAACCATGCGGCAAATTTCTTAGTAAATCTGCCAGTAGAGATAGTGATATCTTTGATAGTTGGATATAATACATTTATCCACATTTGTATACTATCGTGCTTAATAATTGTTGCCAGCGGTATATCTAAATCGTCTCTACAAAAAATAAGACAAGTGTCGGGAGTAAGATTATATTTTTTAATAATGAGTTTAACTATTTCTATGCCGCCCGACAGTATTGGGTTGCATCCATCCTCAAACACAAAAAGAAAACGTTTGCCGATGCCAATTTTATCAACTTGATATATTAGTTGATCAGTGCCCATAAACGCATAATTACGATCAAACATACTATTGAAATTAAGAGCAATTACATCATCAATTTCAATTATTGGTACACCTCGGTCTGCCCAGGATCTGCTCAAATACTTCTGCCAGAAAAACTTTGTTATTAGATTCATATCGATATTTATTGCTCAAAAGAAAGGGCATTAAAAAATGCCCTTTTGTTTAATTGATTTATTATTGTTATTTTACATAAGTCCAGCTATTTTACGCATTTGTGCGATATCTTCATCGAATTGTTTATTGTATAATGACACATCGTCTTCTGGTTCATCTTTAGCTATTGCCTTGATACCATGAGGGATAGTTTTAAGTTTGTCTTTGAAGCTTAATGGTTTTGCGCCCATACGTTTTAGTTTTTCATCTTTGTTAACGTGATCTTCATATCCTTCTGCCAATGCTGCTTTCATTTCTTCTTTAGATTTATTATACTTTGCCTGAAATTCTTCATCTGATAGTTCTGTAAGATCCATGTCAACTTCTTTCATTTTGCCTTCATCAAGATCAGTTTTAGCCAACTCTTCAGACTTACGGCGGGCAACGTCACTTAAGTGTGTTACCTTACCACGTGGATCTTTACCTTGTGTAGATTTCCAATCACTTTCGTGTTCCCAGCCAGTTAATTTACCTGTTTTAGGATCATATGTTACTTTGTCTTTAGCTTCGTTCATTTCTGGATATTCTACGCCCACTTCGTTATATACTTCACGGACCATGATACTGATGTCACTCGAGCCTAATTCTTCCATTGGTGCGTGGAAACTTGCTACATCACGTGCAGCATTCATAACACCATCTGGTCCTGCTTTCATTAATAGTTCTTGGTGTTGCCCAATGTTGCTTGTAATTCTACGAATAATTGCTGTTTGTATTGATTCAACTTGGTCTTGATCATACTCGCCTTCGCTCATTCCACGATTAAACTGATCTGGGTTGTCACGATCTTGATCAAACTCCATATCACTACCGTATTCTTGATCAGGTTCGTCAAGGTCACGGTCAAATTCCATTTCATCATCGCCTTCAGCTACAGCTGATTCGTATTGATCAGCTGGCTCTACGTCGCCGATTTCGTTCATAACTTTACCGTAGATTTCTGGCATATTTTCTTGTACCCAATCCATAACTACATCACGTGCATCTGCTTCTGGGTTTTCTTCTGCTAGGTCACCTAGACGATCAAACAATACATCGTCGCCGATTAAGTTGTATAATGCACTAGTAGCGTTAGTAGCATCTACACCAACAATAAGTGGTTCCATTAGTAAATCAATTAGTTCAGAAACTTGTTCTTCACCTTCTGGTGTAGCCCATGTACCTTCAGCTACATTAGTAGCCCATGATTCAAATTGTTGTGCGAATTTATTAGATTTTTTCATATTATATGCCTTTTGTACAATTGGTAGTGCTGTATCAGTTGCGTCATTGTAAGTTTTTCTAACGAAACGCTCACGCATACTATCAACGTCGAAGTCATCCATTAGAGTTTGTTCATCCATCTGGAAACTTTCTTTGCAAGCAGCGTAACCCTTACGTCCGCTCATTCTTTTTAGAGTGTCATTCAATAAACCATGATATTCAAATGCCGCTTCAACCATAGCTTGCGTTTCGGCGTCTTCAAATGTTCTACGTACCATTTGTGATTTAAACGGACGTAGTTTACTACATTCTTCTGCTACTTTAGTAATGTGTTGACCAAAATCATCATTGACATCGCCGCCTTCTGATACGTGACGTGCCATAGCACGTGCATATCTTAAATTGTTATATGGTAATTTAAAACGCTCACCATCTGTTGTTTCAACAAACAATGCTTTAATTTTACGACTACGTGCGCCACGTTGCTCTGGATCTACTCTATCGCTGTGACGTACAATAATCTTTACGTTACCATCTTGCTCGTAACTGCTACGACTTGTGCCGTGCATTCTGCTTTCGCCGATTACTTCGTCTTTACTGTATGTGCTGTCTGATTTACTTACTTGCTGTAGGTCGCGATGTTTTAGTGTACTACGTGTAATATCGCGTGGCTCAAAGCTCAATAGATTACGTTTAGCAAACTCACGCAACTCTCTTAAAAAGCCATACCATTTTGCTTTTTCTTCTTCGTCTAATTCACTGCTGATATTTTTACTAAAGTATATTTTAAGCGAAGTTTCATCAATAACACTAATGGTTATGTTGCCGTGACTAACACCGTCAACTGTATAGTCAAAGTTGAAAAAACGTGCGTCTTCTGGATTTTGTGTAGCTTTGGCATTTTCATCGCCTAAACTAACATCTTCAAACCTGTCGCGGATTTTTTCAAATAGTGCTTCGGATATTTTATTAATTTCTCTCATATTGTATTTATTCAATTAGAACATTATGAATGGCATAGGTTCTATAAAGTCATCCAATGTATCACGCATTGCGTTATCAAGTGTTGCATCGTATGTTTGTAATAACATTGCCATACGTACTATTAAAACTAAGCTCATTACCAAGTCATCTGTTTCGCCGGGTTTAGCAGCAAAGCTAGAGCCATTGGCAACAAATGTTTTTAATTCTGATATTAAGTTTTTACTAGCAATGGTCATACGCTTAGTTTCTATTAGATTTTTTAATTTAGAACAAGCTGATATTTTGCTTTTGTTTGTAGTATTAAATCCTTTACGATAGCGTCTGCCAGAGCCCATAGCCTTAGGTTCATTTAAGAATGTTCCTTTGATATTTTCCTCGCCCATTTCGGCTACTGTTATTAGTGCCGCTTCACCTATTGTGTTGTTTTCCATACTATAGTAAATGTTGGTTACTGGCACTGTTTCTGCTAGATAGCGGGTAATTTCACGTAATATACCAATCTGTTGTTGTATTGGTGTGCGATTATGTTGCCATTCGCCCACTTGTATAAAGCTAGGCAATTCGACTATTTGTATTGCGGCAGGGTCGCCACCAGTACCTAAACTTGGGTCTAATGCAACAAGATATGTATTTGCTGGGTTGGGCTTTTTATACCAACGTATCTGACCTTGTCGTTCAATTGGGTCAATGCCGTCCATCTCAATTAAATGCCCTGGGTTAATTAATGTTTCATCCCAAATCAAAAATTCGCAATCCATCTCTCTACGGAAGCGTTCATCACCCAATTGCGCACGTTGTTCGCTTGCCCACTTGTCATCTCTATCCGGGTGTTCACGCCAATAACTGCGGAATGACTTAAACCCATTAACTCCCAATTCAGTGGCATTGCCAAATTCATCAATGCATTTGTTGGCTCCCTTCCATAAGGTAGCAAATTGGTCTTCGTCTGAATTAGGAGTCGATGTGATAATACATTTACCACCTGTTGCTAGGGTAGGACTAATAGAAGTCCAGAATTCACGGCCAATAGTACTACGAACGAACGCAAACTCATCACAGTATAATAATGATATAGAAAGACCACGACCTGTATTTTCGGTAGTTGTACTTGACATGATCCGACTACCGTTTTCAAAGTCTATACTACCTTTGTTGTAGCTAGTTGCACCTGCACGTATAAAGTCCGGACACAGTTCGTATGCATAACGTATACGTGACATAATTTCCTGCGAGCCTGTAAATTTATGTGCGGCAATTAGGATAGTACTATCAGGTACAAACATAGCGTACCATAACAAATAACCAGCGGCACTTGTCGATTTACCTGTTTGTCGAGGCATTAACGATATACTGAATCGATAATTGTGATATGTATCAATAAGTCGTGTCTGATAATCAAACGGCTGATATAACATACGGCCTTGAGTAGGATGTTGTATATAGAAGTAATGACTCATGAAATACTGCGGCCCAGTGATTGGGTCAGCGCATCGAGCAAATTCTATAATTTGCTCTTCTGTAAAGGTCTCTGATTGGTGCGCACGTTTTACTAGTACGCCTTCAAGTGATTTAGCCATACAAATACTTATGTTAGAAAGGAGATTCGCCTGTCAAATAAGGCTTAGAAAACCATAATCGAAACCACTCGGGTGTCCCAGGCTTTACATTATTGTCTTGTTGATAGTTTACTTTTTCCATAGCAGTAACACTACAGTTACTACCTTCGTCACTAGTTTGGCTAGCAGTATATTCTTGTAATTTGGCTAGGCCGCCTAAGCCAGCAAGTGCTTTTATTTCATGTATAGGATCGGCAGAGTCGAGCACTGCATCAGGAATAGTATCCTGAGAATAGTCTTGTGTACGAATTGAATATTGTTTAAACACCGTATTTGTTTTTCTTAGGTTTGGCTACAGGACTGACTTTGTTTACTTTGTTGGATTCAACACTATTCTTGCCGCCGTGTGTTTTACGTTTAAGTCCAAACTTCTTAGCTGTGTGAGCAATAATTTCATCATCGGCATCACTATAACCTACTGTTACAAATTCACTGCCGGTGCCTGCCTGTTGATCAGCGTCTACGTCAGGAGCGCCTGCTAGCTCAATACCAAAGCGATATGCTAGGTATGGGTTAGCGTTGTTATCTAAATGAGGGAAAGACTGAAGATTAGGAAGGGCATTTTTAGAACCCGTTCTAACATCACCTTCAGTAACTATTTCATTAATTTTCATTAGTATTTGCCTGTTAGTGTAGCTATTTGTTTACGTAACTGTTCAAGTTCATCAGTAAGTGCATCGAGTTTATGACTATTTGTATCAATTGCCAATTCTTCACCATCATTTTCAATTTCTAATTGATCAATGTCTGCTTCTTCTGCATCATTTTCTGCGCTAAGTGTTTTAATGTCAGCCATGCTATGGTTGTTTGCTTTACGCACCAATGTAGCCAATGCACTAAAATCATCAGTTGCATCAGGATATTTTGCTTTTGCTACCTTCAGCATGTTTTGTGTTTCTGGATCCATTGTGGATTCAGTAAGTTGCTCAATATATTCGCGCAATGTTTTCATTTTAATATTCGTCGTCTTCTTCTAGTCTACCACGTAGATCAGTTACAGAACCTGTTTGACTATTACTACGCAAAAATGCTTCAAGCCACGGGCGAGTGTATGCACCAACAACATTACCTACTTCTTTAGTAGATTCAAGTTGATTCGCAATTCTAACCGCTTCCGATAATGCTTCCTCGAGTTGATCTATTAGATCAGCCGCGTGGCTAGTGCCTTCATCATCCCAAAGTGCTTCTTGGACTGGCTGTTCTAATGAACTACCGTTTTCAACAATCATCGCATATTTTTTTAATAAGTCTGAACTCATTTTGTTAGACCTTTTAACAAGCTAGTATATTTGCTCCAGCTAGTATCTTTAGCTTC